ACTCATAGGTAATCATCATGCCAGGAGTTAATTTGATCTTTTCTACCTTACCATCTGACCATAGACACAACTCTCCGCCATCATATTCTGATGGGTCAGAGAGAAAAAGGGTGTTGCTAAAGTCTCCTAAGGTATGAGTATCAAAGTGTGGTTTGTAGAACCCGCCAGTGCGAGTCCTAGAGATAGTAATACCACTCGTTCTGATTGGAATGACAAAATCACCAAACTCTTTGTTCTTTGATAAAGCGTTAGCAATCAATGCTGATGCCTTTTTGTAAGACTCAGCACCTTGATGCAGTTCGATATTGTTCTTGCGTTCTACATTGGCGATACGCTGTGATTTAGTACCACTAACCCAATTCTTACTAGCACCCACCCACGATCTAATCTGAGATACTTCGTCCTCAGTAAGAAGTTGGGTTGTGATATACCTCATTTTTGTTTGTGGTCGTACTCAATTACAATTTTTCTGTGTTCGGTAGTTCTATCACAGCAAGTGAAATAGTGTGCTTTGCCCTTTAGAAGGTGTTCAATCTTTTCTACAAGATTATCAGCGATTACTTTGTTCGTCGCTTCTTCCCAGGTAGCACCTTCCACTAACTTATCCACTCCTTCTAGATGATTTGCCACAGCAATTTTTCTAAAGTTGTCATCGATCATTTTGCCAGTCGTCAATTTGTTCTTGTGTAGGGACATTGATTCGGAATGCCATGCCTTCCTCCTCAAACTCCTCATTCATTTTTTCGTAGGTCTCAGGTGTAATCTTATTGACCTTTTTATGCATCTTTCGGTACTGTTCGGCACCTAGGTTGTCCAGAAAATCGTTAGTCACGTTGTCTCCAATCGTCAGGTTTGTCTTGTTTGAACCAGTCAACGATCTCATCCGCACCATCAAACCCTGTACGGTAGTTGGAGGGGTCTGGATCTCCCAAACCCATCTTATTCATGAAATCGTCCATTGTGCCTTCCTGGATGTCCTGTGCCGCCTGACGGCGTGCTTTGTTCAACCAGTCTCTAGCAGTTGTATGAGCCTTGGCAAGTTTCTCTGCCCAGATCATGTCCTCTAGTTTTACATCCTCCTTGTTTGCGATCTTCTTACAGATGAATTCTAAGCGTAGTCTGTATTGAGTAGATAGCATGTCAGTCTCGTAGTTTTAGTTCCAGATCTTCGAGTCGATGATATTCAGCATGTGCCCGCTCTTGGCGATCACATACGATGTCGAGAATATCTCTCATGATTATATCGTTATCAACGTAGTCGTCAAGGTACTTATCCACTGCCTCTTTGAGGTATCTGTACCTATGCCATTCCTGTGAATAGGGTTTGTAGTTCATGATAAAAGATCATTCAATGTATTTAGAGTACGAAAAAAGGGGCACCCTGAAACAGGGCACCCCAATTTGGTGTTCCGACTTTTGAAGCGACCGCACGAAAGATCGCATCATTATTTATCAGAAGGAATACTTGAGTCCGAGCTTAGCTCCGTATCCACGGTCCAGATCGTCATCACCAGAACCGACGAAGGAGACCTCGCCATATGCGCCAAGTGCCTCGGTCAGACCCAGACCGACACCTGCCTTACCAGAGGGAACGGTGTCAGTGTCGCCGCCGTCTGGAGTCAGCACAGTAGCGCCGCCCTGGATGTAGTATGAACCAGTTTCACTGAAAGTTCCCTCGTAGCCTACGTGGAGATCTGTCGCGGCACCGTTATATTCCGAGCCAGTCCATCCAGCATTGGTTTCTACGTTGACGTAGGGTCCTGCAAGGGCAGCACCAGGAGCAGCGAAAGCAGCAGCTGCAGCGGCAGCAGCAAAAGCAGTTTTGATCATTGTTGTTTTCCTTTTGTGTTGTTTACTTGTGGAGTGATTACCCACAGATGGTGGATGAGGTTAGACCCCCATCGCATGAATACAATTTATCAGGTCTGCCCCGAAAAAACAACCCCCCTTGTGCCAATTTTATATTCGGATATCCTAACAATCAGTTAAGTAAAATTAATGCACCCTTGATGTTGACAGCACCAGCAGCGTTAATATTTGCGATACCGCCTGCCTTGGCGCTGAAGTTAAGTCCAGCATCTTCAGTGATAGACAGTCCTGCCTTGACATCGTATGCAAGACCTGCCTTAGAACTGATAAAGTCAGCAGAATCATATGTCTGACCACCAATAGCAGTCTTAACAGAGTATGCTGAATCTCTCGCCTTAATGAGTGGTGGAAGTCCTGGACCGCCAGCAACGATATGCTGTTCTATACCACCAATCCACTGCTTGTAGTCTCCCAAAATTGTCCAGTTGATATGACCAGGAGATACAATATTAGCAGATGCTCTAGGGTCAAACGATACCTTTGTGTCTTCTGAAACACCTACAGATATCTTTTGTCCCAAAAGTATTTCCTGAACATTGCTGGTGGTAGTCTCAATATTACCAGCATTCATGATGATAGCACCGCCACCATTAGTTCCTGACTGGATATTGACCTGTGTCTTACCAACCAACATCAGTTCTTCAGTCGCTTCAATTAGAATCTTCTTTGCTCTAATATAACGACTAGAACCAACACTCTGCTCAACATAATCACCATAACATACTAGGTTCAATGCTTGTCCTTCACCATCATCACCAGCATTGAATTGAATGTCTGCTCTGTTTTCGTGCTTCGCTTGGTATCCCCAACTATGGACACACAACTTACCACTACCAGGACCAGACTCTTTGTCTTTTCTACCAGTGATTAGTTTGATTTGTCCTAGACTGGTCTGAACAATAGCAGCTGCTCCAGAAGAAGAGTCTGGTCCTTGGATACGTAATGCTTTTGATTGATCATCAGGAAGAGTTCTCTCATAGATGTGAGAGCGGGTCATGGTGCCCTTGTACCACGATCTAATCCTAGGTTTATCCGTTAGAGACTGAGACTCGTCAGGACTCTTAGGTTTGGCAATAGTCTTTGGATATGTAGAGGCGGGTTTTTGTATTGACATTATGGGCAATCCACGTAGCGACCAGTTCCGACCTTAGTGGAACCAATTGTAGTAAGTTCATTTGTATCTAGACATGCTAGTGATGGCAATAGTTTAGCACCATATCCATTGCCGCCAATGATTAGAATCTCTGGGAATCTCTCGTATGTTGTTACTCTATCCAAGATTCTTGCACCAATGACAAATCCATCTTCATTGATAATTGCTTCAGCAGCATCTGGATTGCCATCAATATAAATCGTTGGTTTTTCAGTATATCCAATGCCAGGTCTGATTAGTGTGAATGAATCAATGATACATCTCTTTCCAGCATCAGTCGCTTGGTTTAGTTTGTATCCATAACCAGGAGACTTGACACGGATCTCTGTAAGATAACCTTTGTCATCCAACAAAGCGGTTGCAGTTGCACCAATACCTTGACCAGTGATGAATACGTATGGTGGTTCTGCCCATCTATCACCAGGGTTATCAATTCTAATCTCGATGATTCCACCATTGTCATCAGTGATTGGTGGTTCAGTTGTGGGTTCTCTGAAGTCATCGAACGAAGTATCAGGTGTATCGCCAACACCTTGATCAAAGTCATCTAGATCAGAACTATCTGTCAAGATAATTACATCTGCAAATGCTCCTGTTCCATTAACAGTGAATCTAAGAACTTCAGCATCTTCTACAGCAGTATCATCTTCGATACCAACTACAACTCTTGCAGTATTATCGTTGATAACAAACTCACCAGTGGTCAATCCACCAATGATATCACTGCTTGTAATATCATCACCAGACAAAGTGTAGTACAAGAATGTTCCATTCTCAACATTCTGTGTCTCAATAGTATAAACAATGAACTCGCCTTCTGGACATGTTGCTCTATCAGCGACAACATCTACAGTCTGAACGATTTCATTTCCAGTATCATCATCCAGACCATCACCATCTGTATCTGTACCAAGATCAGGATCAGGTACTTCCTGATCAAATTCAGTCTGGTCTACTACTTTAATTACATCGTCAGTAAATGTATCTTTATATTCATATGGATTTTTTATATTTCCTCTGTATGGATCGCGTGGTTCAAACAACCTACCTTCTGTAATAGTACAGATGCCAATGTTCTTATCAAAAGTTGTTTGTACATCACTTCCAAGCATAGGAGTATTTTTCCTCAAGATGATGTAGAAGTCTTCATCTGCTTCTCTCTCAACAGATTGAACTGTTCTGATAGTAATAGTCTTTTCTGTTTCACCTGGAGCAAATCCAAGGATATCATTTACTGGGATATAGTCCTCTTGCTCTTTCGCAGAACCTTTATACTTAAGAGTTCTATATTTGACTGATGAAGATGATTCAGTATATCCAGTCCTAGTCACCGTGAACTGTGCAAACTCACCTTCTTCGACCAGGATATCGTCGATGTGATATACAATACGCTTCCTTTGTCTTGTACCATCATTATCATTTGGATCATCCGTAGATGTGGTGTCTGTGCCATCACCATCGCCAGGGATGTTGCCAGTATTGCCACCAAACAGAGGAACACCACCAGTGAATCCAATAGTTGTGAAGTCTAGTGGTTTGCCCTCATATGCATCTCCACAAACATACTGGGTGTAATCAGCACCAGTTGCTGGGAATAGATTATCAATGCTTTCTAACAGACCATCTAGGAAGTCTCTCTCCTCTAGTTTTTCTGCTCCATTGGTACAGGTCTGCTTCTTCTTCGCGCAAGATCTATCTGGACCTGAGCAGGAAATTCCTAGTAGGTTCATAACAAAACTAATTGCACCACCAAGAATGTTTAGTGGGGCAGCGATTGCGCCAAGGATGTCATTTAATGGACCAAGAACGCTATCGAGAAGATCAGTCATCAATGAGTTGATCTTCGACATGATGCCATTAACTAGAGCATCAACTTGACATGCAGCAGCACGATAAATCTGCTCCACATAACTCATTAGGAGATCAGTCAAGAAATCTGCTAGACGATCACCTAGGTCTGCCATTGAGCAACCAAGTTGCTTCAGCAGATTATTGAAGAATACTGTTACTGGTGTAAGCGAATTACCTGTATCTGAAGGGAATAGCAGTGCCTTGATAAGGTCTTTCACTGCATTGGTAAGTTTCTCAATAACAAATCCTTTTACCTTAGCAACGAATTCCTGAACAACTTTCATTGCTTTATTGACATAGCCTCGTGCCATGCCAATGCCATCCATCAAACCACCAGTTGACTTATTGACTAAGTAAGTTCCAACATTTCCGCCATTGTTTTGTACAGCAGCAAGGAACTCTCCCATGATGCCCGTCATCTGGGACATCATATCATCTTCATCACATTTTTCTGCCTTTGACTGACACCAGTCTTCTGAAGCAGAAGTTTCATTTACTAATGGATCTACAATTGATGGTGGTGTTGCAACACGATCATTTCCATCGCCATCTACAGTACCGTCGTATAATCCACCAGTAGCAGTGTTCTTTTCAGTCCCCTGCTGCAGTGGAGATCCATCTGTTTGAGCATTTACCTGTGGAATTGCTGTAGTAAATGGTGGCGTATCTGGTGTTCGCTCAACAAATACTTTGGTAGCACCAGGAGTCTGTCCAATAGAACCCATGATGATGGGTTTTTGTTTTTCGGTATCCATGTAGAAACCGACAACCCAACATCCGATCTCTAATTGAGGGTGTGCTCCACCACCATTACCAGGAATAAATGGAACAGTCACAGGCATCATCACAGTTGCCCATGGCAAATCCGCAGTGCTAACCAGTTCGGGATCACCAGGATGATCCCCAACGATTCTCACTTTGAATCTATAACCGCCTTTGTTGTTTTTCTCATCAGCAGCGGTTCCTTCAATTTGACCTACCCACCATTGGAAACCATCATTACCAATGCGCTGAGTAGGCAGCAACTGTGATACTAACTGATCCATATCAATTAATCGTCATAAACTAGACATTCTGGTTCGGATGGATTCTGATCGCAATAAAGCTCAAGTGCAGTTGGATCGTGATGGTCGCCTCCTTCGATCTCTGCCTTATGATGCTCTACATATTCTTCCAAATCATGCAATTCGCCTTCGATGTGACGACGTTGCTGAGGAGAGGTCATAGGATTCTGAAGAATCTCTTTGTCCTTGGCGATGTGTGCTTCGATGTTTTCCATAGGTTAATACCTCCTTTGTTTATTTAGTGCCATGGCTGGACTCTGATTCTAGATCACCATATGAGTCTCGCATTAATCTTAATGTTGTCGTAAACCTTCCGTTGGTAGATTCTGTGCTGTCATAAGAGTGAGTAACTTCTCCAATTAGATAAACACCGCTACTCTCAGGATCATATGGTTCTCGTTCTACTCTCTTTCCTGGGGTTTTATTGACCAGTTTAATGTTAATCTTATCTCCTGCACAAATCTCTGAGTTGCCAGGGATAACAATAGTTCCTACCTGATGTTTTAATAGTTCATATCTCATCAAAGATTGGGTTGCAAAATGCTTGTGGAAATCGCAATATTCATTTGGTTTATCTGAACCGTCTGCCTCCTCATACGATGCGATTGCTGGTTCATTATACCACGATTCATGATCTAAAAGTGTGGATACAATTCTTGTAGGATAATCTGAAACAGACTTATCGCCAAATTTAATAAGAGATGGTGTATTCTGTGATCCAAGGTGCTTCATATCTTTGTAAGCATCCTCGACACTATAATGATACTCACTGTATTGACCAGTAGAGTGATTGAAGAATACAATGAGACTAGAATACTTACCTTTTCTCATTGCTGACATAACATCAACTTCAGCATTAAAAATTGCTTGAGAGATGGTCATTCTATCGTCAGCACCATCACCCTGGTTTGCTGGTTTTTCGATGTATGGTCCCCATGTCTCATCTCTATCAATCATAGTATCAACAGAGAAGAAATTGTATCCTCTCTTTGTCTCCCAGAATAAGAATCCTGCGGTTCCACCAATCTTTTCTTTTTCAGTCTTTGCTTGCTTGCCTTTACCAGATCCTGGTGTTTTTGTGCCACTACTAGGAACAGACTTCACTGCAATAGAAGAGATAATATCAAAAGGTCTCCTATTTGTGGGGAGCATCTTGATAGCAAACTCAGGAGACTCAGAGAAGAATTCTTTTTCTGAATTCAAGTTCTCTTTTAAAATTTTCCCAACAATAGAGTCTGGTTTTCCTTCTAATCTATTGATCAATCTAACACACTCATTATTGAGCGCCTCTACAGATATCAGACCTAGTGTGTATGACTGTACTTGGTTTTTGGCATATCTATTTCCAACCTTCCATACTTGGAACACATACTCTTCTGCATCTTCTTTAGAACTTGTCTGACAAACGATCTTAACAGTTTCTCCACCCTGAACAGGGAGATCTGCTAACAATCCAGCACTATCAACAACTGTTAATGTAGCAGCACGGAATGGACTAGTGATACTCTCAACATAGTTAAATGTACCAACCATTTGCTTGATCTCATATCCCTTATCCTCACCAAGTTTTGCAATAACAACACTCTTGAGATGAAAGTCTGTTATGTTCTGAAATTGATCCATTATCCTAGTGCTCTAATTTTTAGGTCTTGGAACACTTCAGTTCCAGTTGATGACATGCCAGGAGCAGCAGATACACCGTTTGGATTAACACCATTCTGCTGTTGTCCTCCACCATAGTAATTATTAATAACAGTAGGTGCTGCTGCAGGAGCAGTAGAAGCAGATGCTACCTGTGCTGATGTAGCCATGATTGGTGTACCTGTATTTGGTGCTGCTGGTGCTGCGGAAATAGGACCAGGAGTAGGACCAGGAGTAGCACTAGCACTAGACAACACATTTGCTGACAAAGCAGACAATCCAGCATTCTGGAACATTTGTGCTTTTTGTTCTGCTGTTAATGGTGGTGGAGCAGCACCAGGAGCTGCTGCTTGTGTAGTAGATACTGCCTGCTGACCTGGCATTCTATACAACGCACCAACACCACCATAATATCTGTTATATCCTTCTGCTGTAGATGACCAACTCATCGATGCTTTACCAGATGAGTTAGATAGGATCATTTGACTATCAGTTGCAACACCAATGTGTGCTTGTGGTGGAGACTTCCGATCCTTCATGACAAATACATCGCCAGGTTGTTGCTGATCATATGGAACTTGCTGCCAACCTGCATTAATCATCGATTTCTCAGCATCAGGAACATAAAGCGATGATCCCCAAGGTGGCGTAATACCTGCTTTGTTGAATACTTTATTTACAGCATAAACACAACCATTCTGACCGCCATCAGGACCATCTGCTGTGCTCATGCCCTTGAGACTTTGTGCTGCTGCAGCAAGATTCTGACTACCAGCGCCTGGGGCAGATGCTTGGAATGGTGATCCAGATCCCTTAAGTGCAGCTAACTGATCTGTGACCGAAGAGAAACTAGTCAACGACTTGTTAGTTCCAACTCCATCATAATATCCTCTACCAGATGCATCTTGAGGGAGTGCTGCCCACTCCATAGAGAGGTTTTTAGCAAATTGATCTTGAGTAATCTTACCAGACATAAAGTCGTCGATACCTCTTCTCTTAAGAAGCAACTCAAAGATCTTATCTTGACCTGCCTGATCAAACTTAAATGATGATGTATCGATACCAGCATTCTTAAGAACTTCGCTAGCAGTTCTCATCTGGATCTGATAACGACCCATTGCAAACTGACCACCTTTTTCTGACATCAACTCATCAATAGTCTTATTAAGAACAGATGCATCTTGTGCTCCACCAACCATCTTGGTATAGTCATTTCCAGATTCTAAACCACCAATAAATTCAGCGAGTCCACCAGTAGAAACTGGTGATAGGTTATTTTGTTGACTACCTGTACCAAATATATTATTAAGTGTACTTCCTACGAAGTTGCCTGCTTTATCAAGCAATCCACCTACAAGAGGACCAAAAATTCCCTTGAAAATAGGTCCAAGAATATTACCAAATGCCTTGAAACCGTCTTTTTCTTGGAAGTATCTCTTAAGACCTAGAGACTGAAGATCTGCATATTCTTGTTTTCCTTTTCTTTGTGCTTCCAGAATACCTTCACCCATCATTAAGAAGGTGTCTCTACCACGCTTTCCTTCTAATGGGAATACACCTTCCTTACCTGCCTCACCCATCAGGGCATTGGTGGGTTCTGTAATAATACCACCTTTTGCAAATGGGGTCATGCCCATGTCTCTTGCTGCTAGGGCAGCATCAATTCCAACAGAACCTGCAGTACCAATACCAGGAATAGTAGATGC